GCATCATCGAGGAGGCCGCGCGCCGTCTCGAAGAGGCGAGCGGGTGAAGCTGTCCGCTGCCGTCGCCGCGTCGAAGCTCGCCGAGGTCGCATCGGTCCATCCGATGCTGACCTTCCGACCGAGCCCTGCGCTCGCCGACTTCGTCGACAACGACGACGACCGCCTCGTGCTCGTGCGGGCTGCCAACCGGGTCGGGAAGACGCGCCATGGCACCTTCAAGGCCGCGCGCTTCGCGGTCGAGAACCCAGAGAGCCGAGGGCGCTTCGTCGGGCCGACTCGGCGACAGGTGCAGGACGTCGTCGGTCGCTACCTGTCAGAGTTCCTCGGGCCGCACCTTCACCGCAGCAGCTACTACACCCCGGGGCGAGGCTGGAACCAGCCTACCATCAGGCTCCGCAACGGGGCGCTCATCCAGCTACGGAGCTATGAGGACCATCCGACAGCGCACGCGGGTGACGAGCTCGACTGGGCGCTGCTCGACGAGCCTCCTCCGAGCCACATCCTGATGGAGACCCTAGCCCGCCTAATGAGCCGGCGAGGCCGATGCTGGCTCACGATGACGCCGGTGGGGCGTCCGGTCGACTGGCTGCGCGAGCTCGTCGAGGCGCAGGGCTCGCCGTGGCGTCAGTACGTCGCCGAGTTCAGCGCGGCAAACTGCCCCTGGTACACCGATGAGCAGGTCACGAGCTGGCTCGAGACGATGGAGGCCTCGCCATGGGAGTACGAGCAGCGAATCGAGGGCGCATGGGACGGTGTCACCCTCGACCGCTTCTTCGCCGGGTTTGGCGAGTCGAACGTCGACCCCGCCGCCATCGGTGCCGGCACGTCCGTCGAGGTCGCGCTCGCCATCGACCACGGCGAGGTCGGGAGCAATACGGTAGCCCTGCTCATCGTGTGGGGCGGCGGTCAGTCGCGCGGGCTCTCGTGGGCTCCGCAGGCCGGCCGGCACGTCTGGGTACTCGACGAGCACGTCAGCGAGGACGGGGACTCCGAGGTGCAGCACGCGGCGGGCATCGTTGACATGCTGCGCCGTCACGCCATCAAGCCGAGCGACGTCAAGGTCGCGGTCGGTGACACAAACAGGCGAGGAAACTGGAGGGTCAACGACATGCTGACCGCCGAGGTCGCCAGGCAGTTGAAGCGGCGCACCGCGCCGTTCCGATTCGTCGCGGCGACGAAGGACAGGTCATGGGGGCATCGCGTGGTCAACGGGGCCTTTAAGAGGCGCGAGCTCTTCGTGCACCCGAGGTGCGAGTCGACCCTGCGCACGCTGCGGCACTGGAAGGGTGGCAAGACAGGCGAGGACGGCGACCTCTCTCACGCTGCGGATGCGTTACGCTACGGCGTGTTGGGCATCCTCGGCGACCGCCCCTTCTACGCTGGACTCCGCTTCTGACTTGAGGTGACGATGCCTTCCCACTACGGACTACCGCTCACGATCGACATGCACGAGCGCTCTCGCATGCAGGAGAGCGCGCGCCGTCGTCGCCTCCTGGATGGCGTGTGGGAGGCCGACCTGGTCGAGACGATGTCGCAATACGTCGCGCCCGAGCAGATGGCGGCATGGGGCCGACCCGACCTCACGAAGAACGTCTTTCGCTCGGTCGTCTCGCAGCTCTCCATCCTGTACGACCGCGAGCCCATCATCGAGCACGCCGACCCGGTAGCCGCCGAGCGCATGCGGGAGCTCTGCAGGGGTGCCGGTGTCTGGACCCAGGGGCCGCAACTGCAGCGCCTGGTCATCGGCCAGCGCGAGGCGCTGCGCCGGGTGTCGTGGGAGGACGGGGCGCTGCTCGTCCGTCTGGTGCCTGTCGACACGGTCGAGGCCTCGAGCTCGCCGAACACCCCGAGCACGGCGCACACGGTCATCGAGTATCGGCACCGCGAGCTAGACGGGCAGGAGCTCCTCACCCGTGACGTCCTATCCGTAGCAGGGGGCGAGGGCGTCTACCGTATCGAGAGCGGCGACGGGAAGCGCGACCTCACCTCGATGTTCTTGGGGGCCGACTACTCGGGCGAGGCCTACCCCTATCGGCGCGGGGACGGGTCTCCGGTGCTGCCCTACGTGATGACGCACGCCCTCGATACAGGCCGCCTCTTCGACACCTACGAGGGCCGAGAATTGGTTGAGGGCTCGCTGAAAGTGGCGGTTCTATGGTCCTTTTGGTCACATATAGTGTTTGACTGTAGTCATCCCCAGCGGTACGGGGTCAACGCGCGCCCCGCCGGGCTCGCAGCCGACGCGCGCAACGACGAACATGCCACCTTCATCGCGACCGACCCGGCGAGCTTGCTCCTGATGGAGGCGAGCAACCCCGACGCCCCCGTCACCCTGGGGCAGTTCGCCCCGGGCGGCGACCCGGTCGCCGTCGGCACGGCTATCCGCGACTATGCCTCGGACCTCGCGATGGACTTCGACCTGTCGCCAGGCGACATCCAGCGCAGCCACGGCGACGCTCGAAGCGGCTACGCCATCCACGTCGTCAACGAGGGCAAGAGGCGCGCACAGCTGAAATACCAGCCGCAGTTCGCGCGGGCCGATGTCGAGCTGCTCGAGGTCATCGCGGCGCTGCACAATACCTACAGCGGCGACGCCCCGCTGCCCGAGACAGGCTACTCGGTGCGCTACCAGGGGCTACCCCTGTCGGTCGACGAGCGGCGCACCCGCATCGAAGAGTACCGAACCCGCTCCGAGCTCGGCATCGCCTCACCGGTGCAGCTACTCGCCGAGCTCGAGGGCATCACCGACGACCAGGCCCGGGCCCGACTTGCGCAGATTCGGCGTGACCGCGTCGAGTTCGGCACCATCTAGCCAGACAGGAGAACCCCCATGAAGTGTCCGCACTGTAGCGAAGAGGTCGCCGACGTCGTGCCGCGCGACCGCATCAACTCAAAGAACGCAAAGATCCGCGAGCTCGAGGCGCAGCTCGCCGAGGTTACCGACAAGGCCGACGGGCTCGACAAGCTCGCAAAGCGGGCCGCCGAGGCCGAGTCGGCACTCGAGGCGACGCGCGCCGAGTTCGATGCCTTCAAGAGCGAGGCAACGACATCGGCCGACCTGATGCGGGCTGGCATCGTCGACGCAGACGACCAGGAGCTCGTGCGGTGGCGCTACGGCAAGCTCGGGGACGGTGCGCCCGACTTCGCGACCTGGCTCTCGACCGGAGCGAAGGAGGACCGGCACGTTGCTCGCCTGTTCGACAAGTCGGTCGAAGGAACCGTCGAGGTTCCGACGCCGGCACCCGAGCAGGCGGTCGCCGCTGCGCCTCCTCCTGCGGCACCTCCGAGCAACGCCGGCGCAGTGCCTTCGCAGGCCGCCCCGCCGCCCCGCTACTCGCCGCAAGACGTCGCTTCAATGCCCTTGGAGGCATTGAGGGAAGCTATCGCTGCTGGTGCTTTCGGTTGATTCCTGCTATGACATAGGTAGTGCCGCGAGTCGTGGGCGTAACCCAGCGTAGGCGAGTGACGATTCACCCCCTTCGCATGAGGTCTATTCCATGACTGCGATCCTTCAGAGCAACCTCGAGACCGATCTGCGTCTCGCCTCCTCCCTCGCCGCGAATCTGCGCGTCCTCCTCGCCGACCAGGCTTCGCTCCGCACCTCCGGTGTCGTGACCTTCCTCGGTTCCGTGAACGGCGCGCTCACCGACACCCTCTCGGAGCGGTTCGCCGGCCTCGACGGCTACGATGCCTTCGCGGCTGCCTCCTCCGAGGCAAGCGACGAGAGCTCGACCGCGCTGACCGATGCCTCGGCGAGCGTGGCGGTGGCTCGGATGGTCATCCGTCGCGACATCAGCGACCTCGCAGTCCTGACCGGGAATGGGGCCATCAACCCCCGCCGCCTTGCCGCCTCGATGGTCGGCGAGTACGAGCAGGGCTGGATGCAGCTCCTCGCTGACGCCATCGACGACGCCGCCACCGACGTCGGATCCTCGGGCGTCGACATGAGCGTGAGCGACTTCTTCGATGCTATCTACCAGCTCGAGCTGTCCTCGGTCCCGACCCCGCTGACTGCCCTCCTCCATCCTCGCCAGATCGCCGACCTGACCGAGTCTCTGCGCGCCGAGGGCGGTGCGATTCAGTACATGCCGGCGACGCAGGCGATGCTCGAGGCCAAGGGTCAGGGGCTGGCTGGTGAGCTCCTCGGGGTGAGCATCTTCAAGTCCTCGAAGGTGAACTCTGCCGGGGGCAACCGCCACGGTGCGATGATGGGGGCCGGTGCCGTCGGCTACCGCATCGGAGTCGTTGAGGAGGTCATCGGGTCGCAGGTCATCCGCGCCGACGAGTTTATTGTCGAATTCCAGCGTGACAGTTCGGCCTCAACCACGGAAATCGTGGGATCGAGCTACCTCGGCATCGGCATCATCGAGCAGGCTCGCATCGTCGGCATCGTGACCGACGCCTAGCTCTCGCTTTGCTCGCTCGCTCTGCCCGGGGTGTTTCGTCTCCTGGGCAGTCCGAGCGGAGCGAGCAGCACTTCACACGACACAGGAGGCCCCACTAATGCCCGTCTACACCGGCGAGACATTCGATGCGAGGACGACTCGCAGCGAGACCTTACCCGACCTGGGGTCGGATGAGGGACACCGCGAGCCTTTCCACTTCATCAGCTCACCGGGCTCGTGGGAGTGCATCGACCTCCTCGAGCTCGCCACGCTGCACAGTCAGCAGGCCGGCATCGAGCTCGCCGAGGCGCAGCGCGACCTCGACATCGACCCGGATGTGCGCTGGGAGTGGGTGCCCCGCCTAAAGAAGTTCCATCACACGCCCGGAGTCAACGGGGTGTCGGCTCGGGCCGGCGGTCTCGCTCGAGCGCTCGGGGAATACCGGGGCGCGGGCTGGACCATCATTGAGCCCGACCAGGGCCCCGGGGGCACGTCCTACATTCGTCGGCTGCAGACGCGTCGCGGCACGCGCTACGTCGACGCCTGGACGAGCTATGTCCCCGTCGGCATCGGCCGCATGGCCCCGCGCTTCGATGACGTCGGCTGGCTGCAGTGGCGACGCGAGCTCGTGCGCGAGGGCATCGTCCAGGCCCCGCCGCCCGAGGTGCTCGAGGGCGCGACCGACCTGGTGTCGCGCGAGATCGGACGCCTCGAGAGCCGGTCGCACCTCCCGCACATCCAGACCAAGATCGAGCTTCTCATGCAGAAGCTCGCCGGCATGCGCGCCGGTCGCTTCCCTGTCGCGAGCTCGACCAGGCCGACCAGGTCGAAGAGGGCGAAGGCATGAGCCGTCGACCCACCGAGACCGAGGGGCGTCGCGCGATGGAGCGCCTCGCCGGTCGCCTCTCGGAGCAGTCGGAGCGGAGCGGCCGCAAAATGACCCATGACCAGGCGATGAAGCGAGCCCGCGAGGTCGCCGAGCGCCACGACAAAAAAGGGAGCCGATAGATGGCTACACAACTGATCAAGCGCGCAATGGGCGAAAACCTCATCCACGAGGTCTATCGCATCGACTACACCGAGCTCGACGCAGCGTCGACGACCGAGTCGATCTCGCTCGTCACCCTGCCGGCTGGCGCGGTGCTGTTTGCCTGCTTCGTAGACAACGTGACGGCCGCCACCGATGCGGGCTCCATCTCGGCGCTCGGCATCGAGGTCGGTGACGCGGGCGACCCTGACGCCCTCTTCGCCTCCTTCGACCTCTTCGGCTCGACGGGCCGGGTGCAGAACGTCGCGGCGGGCTCGACGGAGATCGCGGGCGGCATGGCCGTCGTCGCCAAGTTCACGGCGACCGGGGCCAACCTCGGGGACGGGGCCGGCACCACGGACCTCGACAGCGGGGCCTTCGACGTCCACCTCGTCTATCTGGACATCCGCTAAATGAGCCTCATCGCGTCGGTCCCGTATCCTGACGAGCTGCAGCGGGGCGTCACCCAGACGCTCTCGCTCACTGTCTACGATGACGCGACCGGCGCGACGAAGACGGCGACAAGCGGCACGGTGAGCCTCTACGCGGGCTCGCGCAAGGTCATCGACGAGGCCACCGTCAGCGCCGGCAACCCAAGCACCTACTCGCTCGCCGCCTCTTCGACCTCGACCGAGTCGCTCGCGGGTGACTGGCTCGAGGTCTGGTCGCTCGTCATTGACGGGGCGACTGAGGTGTTCTCGCGTCCGGCCTTCTTGGTGCGCCGACCATATCGGCATGTGCTGACACAGGGCGACGTCACCGAGCTGCACCCCGAGCTCGCCGACCGCGAGACCGCCGGCACCCTCGACCTTGACGCCACCATCCAGGCCGCCGACGCCGTGGTCAGAAGGGAGCTGATCAAGCTCGGCAACAGGCCCGAGCTGGTGTTCGATGTGTGGGCGCTGCTCGATGCGCACCGCGCCAAAACGCTCGAGCTCATCTTCAGAGCTGACGCGCAGTCGGTCGGGGACGGTCGCTACCGCGAGCTCGCCGACTACTACGCCGAGCAATACCGCGACGAGTGGGGCCGCGTGTCCTTCACCTACGACAGCGACCAAGACGGCGTCATCGACGACACCGACGCGCGCCGAGGCGGGCAGCCGGTCGTGATGCTCACCAGTCGCAAGCGCTGGTGGTACTGATGGCGGTCACAGCTACCGCCGAGGGCATACTGCAGGCCATCCGAACGCAGCTCGAGGCCAGCATCGCCGGCATCCATGTGACCGAGCAGATCGACGTCGTGACGCAGGACCCGACCGCGCTCGCGCACAAGGGCACCGCCATCCTCCGAGTCGGCGACAGCGTCGACGACGGCTACCCGACCCGGCTGGCCGGCATTGTCCGCGTCATCGACACGGTCGAGGTTCAGACGGCGTGGCGCGTCGACCCTCGTGACCAGCTCACGAGCCGAGACGACTGCCTCGCCCGAGCTCGCGCCATCCGAGTCGCACTGACCGGAACGTGGGGCGACCTCAACACGAGGCGCGCTACCTACCAGGGCTCGACGGGACCCGAGCGGCACCCGAACTCGGCCGAGTGGCTCGTCGTGGTGCAGACCTTCACCTTCTCTCGGTTCGCAGAGCTGGGGGCCTGATGCTCGACCTCCGACTCGACATCGACTTCGGCACCGGGCCCGATGTCCTCGAGACCGTCACCGCCGAGCTCCATCAGGCCGGCACCGATGCCGAGCGCGACATCGAGGCCCGATGGCCTGTCGACACGGGGCGCAGCCGTCGGGGGTGGACGCTGCGCCGCACCCGTGAGGGCTTCAACCTCAACAAC